GTTGCCGCTCGGTAAACGTGAGCGACGACGACGTAACCGCACGACGGGTCAATGCGTGACCGCACCAGTTCACCCAAAGCAAACTGTGGCGGTCGGTCCATGTTTCCCCTTTTATCGGTAGGTGATTCTGAATCAGGTCGGCCGGTACCAGACGCGCTTCCGTAGTCGTGATCCATCGCGCACGTTGCCATCAAATTTCTCCAGCTTGCCTGCACGCAAACCTTCGCGGACGACCGAGTAGATCCGGTCCATGCTGACCTTGTGGCGCGTGGAGATCTCCGCAACAGTCAGCCAGCCGTCGCCGGTTGGCAGACGCTCGGCGCGCAGCACAGCCTCGGCGAGTAGCTTTGCCCAAGCGTCAGTATTTCCGGATGCTTTCCGCGGCATAGAATGACCCTCCGATCTTTTTTGCTTGGAACAGTTGATAGGTGCCGTCGTCGAAAAGTACACCGTAGCACCAGGCGTTGTCGTGGCGTAGCTTAGAAACCATGTGCGCGTTGTAGCTCATGTCGATCTTGCAGCAGCAGCCAATGCCGCGCGCCTCGGCCGGTCCTTCGATGCTTTCAACTGGTGCTGAGTCGGTCGCGTGGACGTGGCCGAACAGACAGTTGCCATACGCGATGGCATGACGGCGAGCAGCACCGAGGCCGGCGAAGTAGCCATGGACGACGCGGAGGTGACCTAGCCGCAGCACGCCCAGTCGTGAATCGTAAGGCAGCATCCTGCCCTTGGCTGCGTGAATGACGCGAGCGATGCGCTTCACGCCCTCGCGTGCGTAGTCTGCTGCAAGGCCGCTGGCACTATCGGCCAAGCGGTAGAGTCTTTCGTCGTGGTTGCCTCTCAAGAAGTGGTTCTCTGCACCACCGTCGAAGTAGGCGCGGATCCACTCGACGCCGGCCGTCCAGTCATCCTCCAGGCTGTGCATCTTCTCCTCGTCAGATGCTCCCTTGCGGAGATTGCGAAAGTCCCAGCAGTCGCCGGCGTGAATGCGGATCTCTGGCCGGAAGTCTTTGATGAACGCCAGCAGAGCACGCTGCGTCACCTCGTCGAACTGGTCGCCGTGGTTGTCTGCTGCCACCACGAAGCGACGTCCTCTAGACATCCTCAGCCTGCGCTAGGTCAGGCAGCGTGATGCCGTTCAGAACCTTGACGCATCGCGGCTCGTTCTTGGCGATGGCGTACATCTGAGCAAGCAATCGGTCATTGGCACCGTTGAGCGCTGAGTTGCTGAGGTACTGCGCGAAGACATCGTCGCGCACGTTCAGCTGTGCGACGAGGCCGAGCGGATAGGCCGGAGCAGAGGCAGCCTGCGCAGCGTTGAGATAGAGTGCGAGGTAACCCAATGCGCTGCCAAGGTTACGGTCCCATTCGACGCTGGTCAGTCGGAGGTAGTCGCCAGTCGCGCCGTTCGGAAGGGTGATGGAAAGTTTGAGTGCCATAGGTTACGGAACGAGGCCGTGATGCTGTAGTGCGGAGATGACTTCGTTGAGCGTCGTTGGGGTTGTCGCGTACCGGGTGGATACTACCTTACTAGACTGGACGTAAAGTTCGCCTGTCGCGTTATCGACGCGGAACTTCTGAGTGCTGGTGTTATCGTACACGCGGAGGTTTACCGCGTACACGTCCACAGCCGTTGTTTCGTTAGCCTCTAGGCCGCGATACTGCGTGCCTGATACCGTGATCGGCACCTTGACCTTGGTCGCCGTAATCGAGACGGCGTTCATGGTTACGCTGGCGACGGTGCCACCCGTTACGTCGACATCGTTTGCATTCTGGCCGGCGAGGTCACCGGTGCCGATTGATGAGTTGCCAATTGAGTTGGCATTTCCCAGAGACGCCCAGCCAGATGCGACGCCAGCACGGTTTACCGCACGAACTCTAACATACCCAGCGCCAAGTGTCGCGTTGTATAGGAAGCAGGTAGTGTTGCGAGTCTGGACTATGCTATTTGCCCCATCGTATGGCGTCCACGAATAATTGGTTGCGCTGTCCGAATCGGTGGTCGTTGCCTTGACCTCGTAGTAAGCCAGATCTTTCTCGGTGTTAGGTGACCAGCCAACGCGAGTGCCGAACAAAAACACCTCGGTGCCGGGAAAGTACTTAGGCGCAACTCCATCGCCGCTTAGATTGCCGCCCGTAGGAGTCGCAGGTGCAGACGTTGAAGCGGTCGCGAGGTACGGCGAGAACGCAGCCGTCACGACGTTGCTTGGAATGTTAGTAAACGACCAAGCCTGCGATGCGATGTCGTAGGTGACGCCAGGGGTCAGGTCATCGAGGACCGCAGAGATAGCGCCAGAGTTTCCGAACTGGCCGGCGATTTCGTAACCAGTCGCAGCGCCTTGCTTCCGGTAGAGGATGTTCTGAATGCGAGCGCCGGACGGCAGCGCGGCAACGGTCACTGTGACGAGAACGCGAGCGCCACCATCGCTGGCTAGATAGATGCTGTCGCTGATCTTTGTGAGCGCGGTCGGATCTGAAGGTGCCGTGGAGTCAATCGAGCCAGACGTGACGACAACCGGCGTAGCGTTGACCGAGGACGAGAAGGCCGAGTAGTTCTCGGTCGCGTCAATCGCGTTGACCCAGTAGTAATACGTCGTACCGAAGTTTACCGTCGTGTCGACGAAGCGGTCAGCGCCGACCTCGGCAATCTTGTTTGTGGCAGTAGTTGCCGGCGTCACGCCCGTCGTGTTGCGGTACACGCCGTACTCAAAAATGTCGTTGGCCGTAACTGCCGTCCACGAGAGGGAGACCGCTCGGCCCGTACCCACCGCGGCATTGAGTCCGGTTGGTGCATTAGGCGCGATTGTGTCGCTCGGTGCTGTCCGAGTTAACGCGGTCGAAACTGTGGAGAAGATGCCGGCGGTGTTCACTGCACGACACGCGAACTCGTAACTGATTCCCGGCACCAAGTCGTCGACTTCAAACGCCGTGGCCGTGGCAGAATCAACTTGGCCCTCGGTCTTGTAGCCACTGGTTCCGCTGATGCGGCTCAAGATGTCCAGCGCGATGCCGCCAGTCGGAAGGCCGGGAACCGTGATCGAGATGGCTGCGCTCGTCGTGCCGTCGCTGGACTCGTAGACGCGCTCGCTGATGAAGGTCGGCGCGCTCGGCGTGTTAGGCGGCGTTAGGTCAGGCGAAGACGTAATAGCCTGCGGCGTGGCCTGCGCGCGGTTAGAGAATCCGGACACGTTCTCCAGCCGATCATAAGCGTTGACCCAATAGTAGTACGTCGTACCAACGCTGACCTCGGCATCGAAGAACCGCGAGCTGCGCGCCTCGGCAATCTTGCTGAACGTAGCACTGGCCGGCGTGACGCCAGTTGTGTTGCGGTAGATGCCGTACTCGGAAAAGTCGGGAGCGGTTACGTCGTCCCAGTCTAGGCTGATGGCCTTGCCAGTGCCTATGTTGGCGGTGAGACTGGTCGGCACTGAGGGAGCGGTCGTGTCTGGCGCAACGGTGACGCTGCCTGTCGTGTAGCTGGACGAAACCTTGAAGTATGACTCGCTGTAAAGGCGGACGTTGTAGGCCGTGCCAATGCGAACGTCGCTAGAAATAAACTCCAGCGTCTGGTCTCCAGGCACGCGCGCCCACTGCAAGTAAGTCGTTGCGGTGCTTTCCTTGTACTCAATGCCAACGAAGCCGCCCGACTGCACGAACTCCTCAGACGGTGCAGACCACGAAACTTGAATGCGCGGTAACGCCGTACCATCTGCTTGGTACTGCTGAGTCGTGCCATCAGCAACCAGCGTGAGGTTGGTCGGCGCGGTGATGCTGAAAGGATTCGGCAGCGTCGTGTTCGGTGCCTGCGTCACCGCGATCTCGTCCGAGACGCTGTAGCTGTAAACAGTCGAATCCATTTCGCGCAGCGTCATGTCGACCGCCAGCTGTGGCGGCTGACCATCAGCCACAAAGGTCCACTCCATCACTTCAAAAACCTTGTTCGTCCAGCCCAGCTTGGTGTTGGAGATCATCACCGTCTCTCCGGCGCGTAGCTGCATTGCTTCTAGTCGGAAACGAGCAGTCAGGATGATCTCTTGGCGCGCGCGCCGTAGTTCAACAACCGCGAGACGCTGCGCGCACGACGGCGAGATCGTAAACGGCAGCGATACGTCGCGCGTGTACTTGATGCCGTTGTCCTCGGTGACGTAGGTCGTCGACGTGATGACTGGGAAGTCGGCCGGCTGCCACTGGTTCTCGGACGAAACGTA